TCGGAAGGACTACCGATATCAACTTGTGCATGTGCCCAGGTGTCATAGTCGAATCCAAATTTCTTAAGCTCGACTACTGCCTGCTTACCAGAAGCTGAACGATCAATAATAGCGTTCAAAGCATTTCGTGCTGACTTCAGCTTACGAATCTCAATCTCGTAAGGTTTGGCCACTTCTAGGACAGCGCGCCACTTTTGGCCCTTCTCGGAGTTAACATCCAAGCTTTCGTACCACCATTCGTGGAGTGGTTTGCACATACGCTTGATGAAGTTGTCCGCATCAGGTACCAGCTTATTAGCTAGTGTGCCATAGCCAAGTTCTTCTAAACGTTGGGCGCCTTTACGTGCTTCCCGTAAGCCGTTAATGACTTTGTGGAACGCTTCAGCAGCTGCTACACGGCCATCAGCTTCCAGGCTAAGGTAATGTGATTCGAGCGCTACGCTTTCGGCTTCTGTCTGTTCCAGAAGTCGAGCGTTGTACAGACTTCTAACAAAGGTCCGTACGTTGTTCTTTGTAGGGTTCTGCATAGGAACCTCCTTTCTGCTAAATTGCAAAATATACTACTTGGGCTCCGTACCAGTTGGCCATCATTGCCCGTGTGAGGGGTACCTCACTTAATACTGACTAAAATCAAATATCAATCCAATGTCGACGTTTAGATTGTCGGCCAAGATGACAGCCTTACTAAAAGACATCGACTTATTTACACCCCTGAGCTGGCTGTATATGGTTGTGTAGTGCATCCCGCACATCTCAGCGATGTCTTGGATGGATAATCCCTTATCAGCTAGCACCTTCCGGAACACTTCTGGTTTCAATCGATACCCAAATCGATTGCCCCAGGTCTTTTGCTGAATCGAGCACTGGTCAAATAAGAAGTTGATTCGTTGACCAAGCCCTTTCGCTACTAACCTGGCAGTGCATATCCGCACGGGTAAGTGCTTGGATAGTTTGACCAGGGTCATCGGATTGACGCCGATGACTTCAGCGAAACTGCATAGCCCATATGGTGTGTTATCGTAGATCAGTTTCTTAAGGTCGAAGCTGTTCTTTAACCGCATCATAGGGATGATTGGTTTCCGCCTCATCGTTGTCTCCTTTGGAGCTTTTGGAGCCGTCTGATTGTTTGGCCCTGTTCGGCCACAATCCAAAGCGCCAATCCTAATGCACATTGGACGAAATACTGAGTAAAGCCTATACGGTCAATCTCGAGGCTACCAACGGAGCCCATGAGGATTAATCCGGCTACTAATTTAAGAAATGCGTGCATGATTAAATGCCTCCTTGATGTACTGTTCACTTCTCCCGGTTCGAGCCAGGTATGTTTCAAATCCGAACCGGTCAATGACGAAGGTTCGTTTCTTGCCTTTGCCATAACAATATGCGAAGGCCTTATAATGGTTGTTAGCGATGCCCTCTCTAACCGCTGTAAGGGTTAGGCCTAAAACGCTAGCCATTTGTTTTACCGTGATAGTTGGATTCATAGTAGGATTAGCACCGTTGCAAAGTAGATGATGGCAACGACTAACGTTACAAAGGATAACAGTCCGAGTATTCGATTGAACCAGAGGTCGTACTTGGCGGTTTTGGGTGTTACTTGGACAATAAGGTTTTCGATGGTATATTCATCTTTTTCAGTATTCATAGTTACCTCCTATACAGGGTCAATGCCCCAGTAATCATCTTCTTCAGATGGATCAACTTGTAAGTGTTCAAGAATTTTGGCGATTGTTCGCACCGATACCGGTCTACCATTACACGCTGTAAGGATTGTGCAGGGTGAAAGCCCGGTCATAGTGGCTAGCTCTGACCGAGATACACCGAGCTCCTTCATCCGACGAGCGAGTGAATCTTGGTACAGGTACGTTACACAAGATTTGCGTTTGTTCATAGTGATTGCCTCCTTTTAAGTTGCCTAATTAGGAACCTTCTGGTAAAAATAAAAAGTTGCCTAAATAGGAACCTTTAATGTAAAAAAAATACGTTCGCATCAAGGTCATAGGTTATACACAACGTACGCATTTCCTGTAATGTGAAGTCTGTGTTGATGCGGTTAAGCTTCTTACTGAAAGTGTTTGGCTTAACCCCTATCACCTTTGCGGCTGCGGTATTAGAAATATCATTCTCTACCATGAAGCTTTTGAGCTTTCGATACGGAGAGATTGCTTTACGTGGTATCACATACCCCGCCCCCTTTCAATATCAAATTGTTATATCGGCCTCTCTCGAATGTTGCCGAGTTGCCTTATGCGTACATGATAGCACCGTCAAAAGTTCCTGTCAACAACATTTTTGTGATTTCTCGTAAATTTTAATTGCCTATTGAGGAACATCTGAAGTATAATATAGGTAGGAAGAGGGTTTAAGTGAGGAAAGGTGAATTTTAAAAATGACTACAAATCTAAATATAAGCTCAAGGCTTAAAGAAGATCAATTAAAATTTAAAATCGGGCAACGCCTTAAAGAGCTACGTACAGCACAAGGGTTAACTATTGACGCGCTCAGGGAAAAACTTTCACTTGAAGTGCAAAAAGCAGGAATAGATATAAAAGGTGAAGGAGTATCCAAGAGTATGATATCGCGCTGGGAGAATGGTAAGAGTCAACCATCTGCTCCATATATTCGGGCGTATGCTACTTTATTTAATGTCGATATGAACTATATTCTAGGTAAAGATCTACATCAAGAAACAATTCGTGGAGCGTTATCAAAAGCACAAACTCAGGCTAATATCTTTCACGATTTGTATCAATATATCAAAACTGCATTTCCATTGACCGACGATATCGAAATCAAAAGACTAAGAAACGAATACGCTCATGGGTTGATTGAAGAGCGTAAGGAATGCCTTCCAGAAATATTATCTGATGACGACTCATTTTACCTAGAAGCAAATAAAAATTCATTTGAAGAGCTTATGGTAACTACATTAAGAGAATCTCTTCCGCTTGCTACAAAGCCAATGATTGATAAATACCGGGAAATTGGGGCCATTATAGCTCATCTAATGGAAGATACGGATACATTTATCCGCTTTTTCTTAACAATAGGCCAACTACAGAGCCGAGGTAAGCTTGATTCATTTTTAAAATTTACTATTGATCAATTTTATGAACCAACAAAAGATATTAAAGAGTTTGAATTATCAAGAGACTTTATTAAATATCTAAAATACATTACTGACTGCTCAAAGGCGAAGGAGGAAAATCATGAAGATTAAATCGGGTATCGCAATTCTTATTATTCTTATTGCTGCACTAGGTATAACCCTATTCGCCCTATGGCCTAAACCATCCATCGAGTTTAAGGACGAGTCGGTGCTTGGTCATACCGTAACCAGTGTAGTCCTTGAGGACTGGACACTCACATCCGCCCAGGGCGGAGAGAACTCCACTCTTACCTTCCCTAATGGTAAGTCTGTACAGGCGCGATGGCAGATCGTGCAGACCGTACCACCTGCGCACCGATTCGATATATTCCCTGAATCGTTTTTCTACCACACCATATATGTGGCACCGGTTCAGCCGGAACTCGTCGATTACATCAATGCGAATAAACCTACAGTTACCTACTACCTAAACGGAGAGGCTAAACAGATTCAATTTAAATAAAGTAAAGCCCCTATCCGATACTGCTCAGATAGGGGCTTAGTTATAGGAGGATATGAGATTATGGCCATGAAACGTGCCAACGGAACAGGATCCGTTTATAAAATGAAACATAAGCCGTTACGCAAACCATACCGTGCCGTAGTAACTACTGGCTACGACGAGAAGGGTAAATGTAAGCGTAAAACGATTGGCTATTATGCGAAGTCAAAAGAAGCCTGGGACGCCTTATCAGAGTATGGCATTTACCCGGAAAAGTTCGAAACAAAAAAGGTATTATTCAGTGAATGCTGGCGGTGGATGATAGCGGACAAAGAACGTAAAGGAATCGATACGAAAAAAGGGGGCTATTCGACCGCACAAGCGAAGTTAACATCGATTTGGAATAAACCTATACAAGAGCTTAAACTCGTCCATCTGCAAGCGATAATCGACGAAAATAGCCATTTAAGTCGGTCGTCTATTGGTCTGATTGTCAAAGGTTTGAACGGTGCCTTTGAAGCAGCTATCAAGAATGATGTGATTATCAAGAATTATGCAGCGCTCCTTGAATTGAAACCGGCGGAGAAATCAAACATCCATAAGCCTTTCACAGAAGAAGAGATTCAAACAATTTGGAATCACTCAGACGAGGATATTGCGAAACTCTTATTAATGTATATCTACACCGGTATGCGCCCTATTGAACTACTATCCATTAAGATGGAAAACGTCCACCTGGATGAACGATATGTCATAGGTGGAGTTAAAACGAAAGCCGGCAAGGACAGAATCATACCTATTGCAGATTGTATTATGCCTTTTTACCGCGAAATTCACGCCCAGGCGGTCGCTTCTAAATCTGATACACTTATCCCTCCTGGGTACACCTCAAAGTATCTAGGAAAGCCAATAAAACGATTCTGCAAGGAAGTTGAAATATCTGACCACCTCCCGCATGACACTCGTCATACGTTTATCACCTTGGCCAGCAACTACGGAATAGATCGTTACATCTTGAAGTCAATAGTTGGCCACACACAAAGCAAGGATATCACTGCTGATGTGTATACGCATAAGACGATTGAGCAATACATCGAGGAAGTAAATAAAATACCCGCATCATTTTGTTAACAGGTTGTGCAGCGGTTGAGCAACGCACACAAATTTTAGATGATTTTAAAAGAAAAAGCACAGTACCTATGCGCATAAGTACTGTGCTTTCTGTATTTGTGAAACTGTATGTCTTATTTGGAGTACAATTCGACGATAAGTGTTTCGTTAACTTCGATAGGAAGTTCTTCACTTTGAGGAAGACGAG